CAACGAAGTCTGCGACCCATACTGATCCGAAAACGGCACGGTCGCGTTCTCGTAGCTCGCCGTTACCTCCGCTTGGGAAAGCGTCTTGTTCCACAACCTCGCTCTGAAAACATTTCCATCGAAAAAACTTGCTGTTCCAACATAATCAGAACCGATTCTTGCGTCAGTACAACTGTCAATATTTGGCGAGGTAATTGTTGCCGTGCCAATTTGGTTTCCGTTGTCATAGGCAATCGCAGAAGTGCCGTCCACCGTTACAACGATGTGGTGAACCTTCAAATCATCCAAAACCGCAGAACCAAATGAAATCCAATCCCCAGTTACAGACCGAATGCTGAACTTGCCGGTATTTGGGTTTCCCAGTACAAACCGACCACCGTTCCCGAAATCGACGATATAAATATAGGAACCACTTGCGGGCCAACTATCGGCTTGAATAATAAGCTCGAAACTGAATTTCGTTCCCAAGTCGGGCGGCGTTACAATGTCGATGTTGCCAGCCGCACCGTCGAAGTGCAGACCCGTGCCATCGGTTGAGTTAATGAGGTGAGTGATTATCTCACCGCCGCTGGTGGTTTTTGGTGTGGTTAAAGTTGCGCTCATGTCGTTTGATATTCCACTGCTTGAACCGTGAAGCTAGTCCCCCCGGCGTACACTTTTATTGCTCCAACGTATCCGTCAACCTTCAGGAAACCCCCATCTCCCCCAAGACTTGCGGAGGGTGCAGACATTATGTAATGAGCGTTGGATGAGGTCGGAGTGGTGGCGTCTAGGCGAACATAGATTTCGTCTGTGCCAAGATTCTGTAAAGTAATTGAAGTACGGCTTCCGTTGGAACTGATTAACTGTTCCGTGGTCTGACTGACCCTGCCTGTACCCGCGCCTGTAGGCGTAACATTATTGCACCAAAGTGGATTTGCCATTGTCTTGTTCCTTCCTAAAAAATTCTATTAAAGATGGAGGGAAGGGGAATGAGACCCCTCCCCCCCGGTTATTGTTGTTGTCAGCTTAAGTAGTTGTGATCCGCGCAATACTGATTGCAGAGGTGACTTTTACGTCCCGGCTCCAATCAACAGCATAGATGTCTGACCTACTGCTTTCGTCCCGGTACTCACGCACCGCACTTACGCCACCACGGCCACCAGCAAAGGTCTTCAATGCTGAAGGATCGTAGATGGTCGGGCTTGCACTCCGCACGAAGATGTAAACATCGTCGCCGTTGACAAACGCTTGGTTGCGAGTCTTGCCCTCTTTGGTCGTATCGTATGCCATAGTAGACAAACGAATCTCCATTGAGGGGTTGATAAGCATTGCAGAAGCTTGCCCTTGGTTTAACCCAATAAGCGCTGCCCCCGGTTGCTTCTCGATCACCTTGGCGTTGTTGCGGAATCGCCTCCAAGCCGTCATCCCCATAAGGATGGCGTTAGGAAGCTGACCCGTTGCTTTAGCGATTCCCTCAATGAGGGAATCCATCTGCACAACTGGATCGGTTCCTGCGGCACTCCATGTACCCATCACTCCACCGCCAACGGTTGTACCATCTGCGGTAACCGCAGCGTTTACCGTGGTAATGACGTGACGCTCATGCGAGAGCACGCTGCTCTGCACAAGGGTCTTGACCTTGGCTTGCTCCAAGTCCAACGGGTTGATTGTCCCTGCGGCATCACGCTCGGAATCATCAATAGTGATTTCCAAAGCCTGAGGCAGACAGTTGTAGGTTGGCTCGCTCACATCCATAAAGATGCGTCGAGCAGGCCCGCCTACACCGCGTGAGGTGTCGTGTACTTGAAAGGCATTCTTATCATCGTATGCCTTATACTGTCCGATAGTCGCTGGCACCTGAACTTGAGGTGCAAGGAAATCGGCCGTCGCTGATTGTAAGTCATTCAGAACCCCGGACGCATAATTGGTTAGGGTTGGATTGACTGATGCTTCTGATCTTAGTCCCATAATGTTATTTCTTAATTGTTAGACGTTGCTGGATCAACCGTTTATGCGTCAGCGAGTGTGTCCATACACAAAGCCGCCTCAACCAATTCAGTATCAGTTCCTGCTTCCATAGCCACCGCGTATACGTTGTTAGCGCCGGTGTGCGCCTTCCAAGTTCCATCGCTGTGCACCATTAGGAGTCCACCAAGGGCAACCGTGCCGCTCAGTTTCACCTTTACCGTCCCGCTTGCCCCAGCCATTGAGGCAATTGTGCTTTTACCTGATGTGGTTTCTCCATCGAGAATCACACCGAAGTTTCCGCTGTGTGCTGTTGAGATTGCGGCTTTTAATCCGCTTATCTTGACGGCGTACCCTTCTTTTCCAGTCTGGTCTGCTGCCGGTGTTAGTGCGAAAATTGCCGCATCTCTTGTTAATGATCCTGCCATAATATTTTATCTAGTTGTGTGTGTGTTTTAGTTAAACAGCTGCGGTCGTTCGTAGCGCGTGGCATCCCAAGCCTGTTCAAAAGATGAACTGTTTTTGGCTTGGTACTCCTTCGCGGCTCGCATTTGCGCTTCACCGTTTGTGTCCATTGAACCGTCCTCATGACGCTTGGCTTGCACCACACGCTGGAATACGGGATTCACGGGTAATGCATTTAAAGCCATGATGGCAGAGGGATCGTGATTCAAAATGGAAACCCACTTTGCTTTTACGTCCTCGTCCTTTGGCGGGATGCGTCCGTCTTCAGTAGCCTTGTCAACGGCAGCTTGAGCAGCAACTTCTTGCTCCTTCTCCTTGTCGCCTTCCAACGCTTTGATTTTGGCTTTTAGTGTTTCGTTTTCTTTTTGCACTTCGGCCAGTTTCTCCTGAGCAGAGACTTCTTCCTTCTTGGAATCGTCTTGGCTCAAGACTTCTTGTTTTTTCTTATCTTCGTCTGTTATATCTGCCATTTTACTGTCAGGGTTTTGATAGCCACCATCGCTGGCGACTATCGGGGTTATGTCCTTGAACGCTGGCCGATTAACCAAGCCTCCCGCATTCAAAGTGGTGCCTTCAATCTCACCCTTGGAATTAAGGGTGAAAGTAGGGCTAAATTTTCTGAAGTTCCGGCCTTGCAAAGCTTCTTCTCCTGCCTTTGTCCATTCGACCTTGGCACGAACTCCCCCAGCTTCGGGGTCTGCTCCCGCCCAGTAGAAGCCGGTTATCCATCCGCTTGCCTCTGAATCGTCATGGTTGAAGTCGATGAACACCTGCTCCTTGTCTCCTGCCGTGATATTGGTAAAGGAATTTTGCAGTAGCTCGGCAGTTTTAGCGCCTACGTCTACCGTCAACTCTGCGGGCTTACCGTTCTTGGTTGCCGTGATGCTATGAGTTCCGGGCGGTAGATACTGAATGTCCTCCGGTAACTCGTCCCCCGGCAGCAAGGTGCTGATGGCATGAACAATGTCCTGCTCCTCAAATCCCTTGGCCTTGTACTGACTGGTACAAACAGCAAGCCTTTGGCTCTTGTCTGGAAATTCCTCTTTCATCGTATCGTTTGCCATGCAGCTTGAAACAAATTCATCTTTGGGTTCACCATTTGGAGTGGGTAAAGGCATCAGGCTGCTCTCCTTTCCTTCACCCTCTGAATCCCATAATCAGATTCCTTGATAAACACATCCCTAATCTGTTGCTCTGTTGGGATGCTGTTTGGCCAAGGCTTTTGGGTGACTGACTTCTTCAGCAAGAAGTAAGGGGTGAACCCTGATTCCTCCTGCATTGTCGGTGTCTCCCGCTCTGGCACCTTCAGCCCCAAGGTCTTGTTTTCCCGCTTGGGCCTCTCCGTATTAGGCAGCTGCCGCTTCGCCTCTTTCTTGGCGCTGAACTTCTGGCGCGGAACACTCCCACTAGACTTGTCTGGCTTTACCAAAAGCAGATTGCCCTTTTTGCTCTTGATGACAAACAGGTCAGGGAAACGCCTTGCCCTTTTATCATAAGCTTCTGCAACAAGCGGAATGGTGAGGTATTTTACCCCTGCCCGCACCGGCCTTATCGTTCCCCCCTTGATCTTATGAGGAAGGATTGGGCTGGCTATTGTAACCACAACCCGTCCGGGGGATTCCACAATAGGTTCAGCTTTATTGGAATGGTTTGGGTTTCCGTTATTCACGGTGTTGCCAACCTTGTTCCAGAAATTAGTCCGCTTGCCCCCCAGCTTGTTCTTTTCCCTGCCGTTCTTCTCCCGGTAAAACTTGCGGAGATATTGAGACACACCCCTTGCCCCCACCTTGAGAACTCCTGTAAGTTCCTCATCAGAGAACTTCATGCGGTCAATGCCAGAGGGCAGTTCTACCTTGGTTGCAATCATACTGGTGCCTCCTCAACCTTGGCCAATGGGGAAGCTTCAAAGCGTTTCACCGCTCCGTTAACCATAGCTGCCCCCATGTTCCTCTCCATCGCGTCCTGCAAAACCTTCGTGTCCAACTTGTCGAATAGCTCGGGCATCGTGTTTGCCGCCTTGGCAATTGCCCTTTCAAAATCCTCATCTGTAACGGACTCGTCCATTGCTTTATTCACCAACTGAACAAAAGCGGGTTTCACCGGGGCAAGCCACGCCTCGCTCACTCCCGTAATATCCTCCATCACATTGTTAAGCAGTTTGTCCCTTGGCCCCGGCTCTGCCCTCTGTGCGGCTTCCACCACTCCCTCCTTGGCGAACATAGGTGGCTGCATTGGGGAAGGCTCTGGTGGCGTAATGACTTCCTCCCCTGATTGCGGCATTGGTACATCGTGCCTGTCGTAAAACCATTCACGGGGCATGTCCACTCCGCTTCCCAAAAGTATCTGATCCCTTTGAGCTTCAAGCACGGGATCACTTGGCCCAGCAAGGTCAGGGACAAGCTTGGGCATTTCTTCTGTGTCCCCGTAATTCAACTCACATAATGAGGTGACAAGCTGCTCGTTCATCACATCCGCTGCCCAATCGCATACGTCCTGCAACCTAGAGCGAAGCACATCTTCGTGCACCTCGCCTAAAGCCCTGCTGCCTGAATCCCCCACGTCCGTGGTGAGGGTTTGCCCAAGGATTGTGATGTCACAAAGTTTATCAGCAACCTGAATGAAATAGCTTTGCGGGTTATCTGCCCCGCTTTTTCCTGCCTCTTTGAACTCTACCTGTGTCCCTGCCGGGAACGCTCCCCATGCCGCAGACCCCATGTTCTCCAACATATCAGCAATGTCGTTCTTAATGTTGGCAGCAGCGCCGGGGTCATAGGTCGCCCACCTCAACGGTTGACCAAACACTTGGGCAAAGTTAAGCAACCAATCCCGGCAGAAGTTCTGACCACTCCACCAATAGGCCAACTGCCTCAACAAGCCATAGCCCATTGAGTTGCCTGAACGGTTCTTGTAGATGCCAATGAGGAACTTGTTCCTTGGGAACTCCTCATAAATGCCATCGCCTTGGGGGGAAAGCATCAGGTCAGTCTTGTCGTAGGGGAAAGAGTAATAGCGGGGATGACAAAAGTAGGTTGACTTGGGACAAATCCCATCGGGCTTCACTTCCCAAAGGATTTCCTGCACGCTGAATCCCTTGCCCACCCCATCACATAAATCATAGATGGCATTGCGGAAGCCGTTTGTTCCCTCAATCGGATTACCTTTCCATCCATCAATCGCATACTGAACAAAGTCTGCCTTCGCTTGAGCGGAGTCTGTTGGCCGTTCCCCCCTCTCGGTGAATGGCATAACGGTGTAGGTTGCCCCTGCCGCTGCGCTTTTTAGTTCGTGAAGGTTCTTTGCCAGCCTAGCCCATGAGTCCTCCATCAACTCATAGACTTGGTATTGCTGCCGAATATCCCCGTTTAAGGCTGCGCGGAGAATAGCAATAACATTGGCTGGGCTTTGTTTGCTCCCCAGCGAATTGCTATCCATCCGGTCACGGTTGTTGGGTGAGATCACCCTCTTACCTATGGATGCTCCGTTCAGCCCTTTTTTGGCTTTGAACAATCCCCCCAAACGGTTACTTAATTCTGCAATCATACCAATGTGGGCCTCAACCCGGACAGCTTCGCCCTGCCAAGCATGATGTTACTGGTCTCTTGGATTGCCCCTGACCCTTGGTTTAGCAGAGCGGCATAATTGGCCAAAGCCAATGCGGTACACCTATCGGCGTGACCATCTGAACGCCTCACCGCCCTGTACTGTTTGTTTCCTCCCGGCGTGGTCAACTCATTGACCGAATGTAAATCCTCCCGAATGGCCTTATCCCTTGGAACCCTCAAGCCCCGCTCTTGGAATGCCCTGCGTAAACCGGGGAATATCTTGGCCTTCAACCCCTGCGTGAAGGTGCATTCCTCCAGCTTAAAGGCAAACCGCTTGGCTAAAGACTCGCTTATCGCATTGCCAATCCCTGTTGAGTCAATGGCAGCATGGGTAGCCCTGTTGATGCGGTCAGACAGAAGTTCCTCCTGCAAATGGTACGGGGTGTTTCGGAGAACCAGAACCTCCCTTGTCCACATCACATCGCCAACCTTCTCAAGCGTCCAGCAAACAGTCAGGTCATGCTTGCGCCCAATGTCTATGCCTACAAATCGGACAGCATTCCCGTTCTCCTCCTCACAATCTAGGGTCGCCTCGTCACTCACGCAGCCGTCAATAAGGGTATAAGGCAGCAGCACGTTAGTTGCATCCACAAACTCGCACTCGTATTCCTGCTCCCAAGCTTCTGG